TATTTAATTTTCTAATTTTATTATATAAAGCCGTCAAATACTATCCAAAAAGTGTGCAAAAAAGTAGCGAAAATGCCGATAAATAAAGGAAAAAACATTATAAAAAATCGGCAAAAATTATTCCTCAAAAATCTTAATTTTCCAATAATAAATTTGTTTCTGACTGAGTCTTGTTAATAACTCCATTTCACACATCTTCAGGCCTAGGCGCCGGCAACGGCGAAGCTGGATAAGCTTCTTCTCGCCGAACTTTTTTATAAATTTTTTCTCTGCCTCCTTCATGTTTTTAAATTAAACGATTAAACAATTAAAATGCTTGGCTTTGGCTTGTCGTTAACCTCAAACCAACAGCGCATCATGATCATATCGGCGAAGTCAGGACTGCGGCCGATATTCTCTTTTATCTGCTCTTTGCCGATTAAAGCGATTTTCCCATCCCTATCGATATCCTTCTGCTTAATCTGCTCCAGCTCCTCAATAATCAAATCTTTGAAATTAGAGTCATTAGGCTCGTCAATTCCTATCTCTCCCCGGTCCGTAAGATCTGCCAGCTTGAAATAACACTGAGTCCGGAGATTGGCGAAATTAACTTTTTTATTCGGGTCAAGCTTGGCCGCATAAGGCTGAATGGGAGAGGAATTATTAACAAAACCCTTGCACTTTAATTTATCCACGATACCGCCTCCCACGCCGTCCTCATCAACCAAGACATTGGAACGCTTAACCTGTTTCTTCTCCGCAAAATTAGCTATCCACTCGGCCGATTTCTCGGTGTCTTTTTTGATGTCGTATGGCAAGTCGTGAATTTCTTTAAGCTGTAAGCCCTCCCAATAGCCGACAATCATCCTGTCTCGGCCTTTCCTGGCGGCATCAACAATAATAAACTTCTCGGTCGATATCAGGGCTTTATTCGTGAATAGATCCACTAAGCTGTCATATTCAAACAGGCAAGATGGGTCATCGTCATACTCCCAATTACCCTCAAGCAAGCGAGATCTGATTATTTTATCCTTAATGTTCTTCAGGTTCTCAATATAGTATTTAGAAATGAACTTATTATTTTTAGCTAAGGCCTGAACGAATTTTTTATTGTCTGGGAGCTTACTCTCTGACCAGGGCTTATAAAAATCCTGATAAACCCAATTCTTCGACGGATTGCAGGTTCCGAGCAATTTAGGCTTTAGGCCAAAAACATCAAGCTTATATCTAATTCTAGAAAAGACTATATCCCAGGCCTTAGATACAATCTGATTCACCTCGTCAATGAAACCTCCTGTTATTTCCAGCGAGCCTAAGCTGTCAAAATTAGGGTCGCTAGGATAGAGAAATAAATCCTTAAGTAAAATCATGCTCCCATTCGCAAAAATGATGGTGCTGTCCTGGGAGTTATATTTATAATCTGATCCCTCCTTGATCCCCCAAGCGCTGCAAATGTCAAAAAACGTCACAAGAGTCGTTTCTTTCAGATTCTTAAGCTTAGCGCGCCCCATGAGCCACCTAGACTCGGGATATTGGCCGGCCATAGCAATCAGCCAGGCGCAACCGAGAAAGCTCTTGCCTCCTCCGGCTCCGCCTCCAAAAATAAGCTGGACGGTTAAGTCATCGAGTAAATAGCACCATGCCTCACTCTGTTTTTTCGTTTGTTGCCAAGATATCTCCTTCATTAGATTCAGCATCCCCTACCACAGAAATGTTAAGTTTAAATCCCCTGTCTCCTTGATTTCCTAAATCAATGCCCATCTTAGGCTTATACCGAGGACTTATTGACCTTAAATAAAATGTTATCGCTTTTAAGTTATTCTCCACGATATGCTTCATCAGCCTATCCTCAACCTGCGGAATAATCTCGTCCTTAATCGCCTCAAACTCGGCGGCAAAAATTTTGTCCTTCTTAATCCAGTCATAAAAGGTGACGGTCGTTATATTCGCCTTCTGACAACTGGTGGTAACAATAGCGAGATTTTCTCGTAATAATTGCAGAACTTGAGCCTTTTTTCTTGACACTCTTTGTTTGACCGTGCCCTGATTTTTAGGCTTTTTCTTGCTAGTGTTAGATTTATTAGATTTTTTAGCCGATAAGGACGGCTTTTTTACCTGTGAATTTTTCATATCTTAACTTAATAACATCGCAATAAATCGGGTCCAATTCCATCAGCCTAGCTTTTCTCTTGAGCTGTTCACAAGCGATTAAAGACCCTCCACCGCCCCCAAATAGATCCAAGACAATCTCTTCCCGGCGACTGCTCATTTTAATGGCTCTCTCCGATACCCTGACCGGCTTTTGTGTCGGATGCTGATATTCTGTCGTTTTATCTCGGCGCAAGTACCAAACATCGAGCCTATCCTGAAACCGGTCAAAATCTAAATCTAAAACATCGGTCGCATTTCTAATATCTTTATTGCGGTAGCCCGTGCCTTTTATTTTCTTGCCGAATAAAACTGGCTCATAGCATCGGTGATAAGACTGGCCGCGTGCCAAGATGAAATGCTCTTTAATCCAGACTATCTGCTGTTGAAAATAAAGCCCGGCATCTTCTATCGCTTTACGGAAAATCGGCTCGGTGGAATATCCGCAGAAGATATACCAAGACATTTGCTTTTCGGTGAATTTATGAATGTTCTTAAACGCCGCCAAGAGAAACTGATAAAACTGCTCGTCTGAAAGATTATCGTTAAAAATAGTTTTGCCATGATACTTGTCGCTGTGATAGGCATAATTGACGTTATAAGGCGGATCAGTAAAAACCATATTAGCCAGCCGGCCGTCCATCAACTTCTCGACATCTTCTTCCTGGGTAGAGTTTCCGCACATCAAACGGTGCTCGCCCAACTGATAAATCTGCCCTGGCTTAGATTCCGGAACGGTTATTTTAGCCGCTTCTTTTTCGACATTAAAATCGTCCTCCTCAACGCTTTCCTGAAATATCCTGTCTATCTCCAAATTATCAAAGCCGACGTCTACTAAAAATGATTCGTCAAAACCTTTTAAAAGATCTAAATCCCATTCCCCGGTATTCTTATTAAGCCTCAGATTAAGCTCCTTTTCCTTCTCAGGGGTTAAATTAACGAATACGACAGGTATTTCCTTATATCCCAGTTTCTTCGCCACCTTAAGCCTCTGGTGGCCTCCTACAACGACATTCTCCCGGCCCGGATACTTATTAGCCACAATCGGGTCTACCAGGCCGAAACGCTTTAAACTTTCGGATAAATCCTCTTCCTGCTTACCTGTCAGCCGGCGAGGATTATATTCGGCCGGCTTAAGATCATTGATTGGCACTTTTTCTATCTTCATACGGTTAAAGCGCCTGCCTCCCACTAGCGCTGTTATTTTTTCTTTTTAATGATTTCCTTTAAATCCTTACCCTCCTGCCTCTTCTCGTAGACAAAGAACTTGGCCGCAACCTCAGAGAGCATAATCCGGAGTTGCTTAAAGCTCATATTATCCACGAATGTCCTGGCATCCAGATGCGGCGCCTTAAGGGCCGAAGAAACGCCATTGCGATAACCGATCATGATAAACAGCCCATTATTTTTCTGATTGTAGGTTCTGTTTGTTTTTCCTGATTTTTCTCTGGCTTTTTGCTCGGTCAATAAGATGCCTTTAATTTTTTCAAATAATTCTTGATTGCTCATAATTTTAGCGAGTAAATTTTTTATACTTCAGGAAATAATCTTCGAATGCGACAATTAATTTCCCTTTATTTATTCCATCGGCCTGCCAATAGCATTTGGCTAGAGCCTGGACGAAACTGCCGCCGTAAGTTTCCATGGCCTCAAGTATCTTACACATCTCGTCTTGATTGTTTTGATTAATTTCGGCCATAGATTTTCTTCTCAAAGATGAAGGCATTATTTTTCCCGATTCTGAGCTCAATGGTCCTGTCTTCCATAATTGTCTTTGTCTCTTTGATATTTAATGAATCAGCGTACCTTTCCTTAGCTATTTCGACCGGCGGCAATTCTTTAGCAATCGCATCGGCCTCGAGCTCCTCGTACTCTTCAAGAATTTTCTTGTGCTTCCGGTAAAAGGCGTCTCTTTTTCTGACCGACTTGGATGCCTCTTTAAAAAAATGCTTTAATTCGTCTTGCATAAAAGGGATATGCCGGCAGAGAAAAAAATCCCTGCCGGCAAATTATTTATTCTAGTTCGGCCGCTTCCTCCTTAATCTCTGTGACAGGATTATCTACGGCATCCTCGGCTTTATTCGCTTGATAAACGGCGCCGCCAAGATAAGCATCAGGAACACCTCGGAAATAAACCGGGGAAGTAGGATCTTCGCTCAAATGAACACAAAGAACCTGCATGTCGCTCCCATCTACTAATCTGATAGGATATGACTCCTGGAAGGTGGCCAGCGGCTTTTCGCTATTCTTTCTCCAGTCGTGTCCCTGAATCGGGAAATTTTCGTTAGACATATTTTTATTATTTTTAGCCGCCGGTAACCCGGCTTAAAGCTTTATTTTGTTTCAAAGGCAAGATACTTAAGCTCGTCTCTTGCAAATCCGTCTCGTAATCTGCGGCTAGGGTGGATATCGAGCGGCGGATTAGTTTCCGGGAGATCCCATTCAACCATAACGCCCTCTTTGTAAATCTCGGTTATTATTCCCCTGCAACCGGCAGGCACTCCGGAAAAGTCAGCTA